CTGGTTCCTTTGCATATTTATCTTCAAACCATACATCTAAAAAAGTATGTGGCTTTGTAATATCAATTTCAATAATCGGATTTGAATGCACAGACCCTTTGTTTTGGACATTGGCAATCAATCCTCGGCCATCATTTTTAAAATCAACCGTTTGCTCATTTCCTAACTTATACGGCATGGGACAAATAAATTTCAAAGTGCCTTGTCCGATATCCACAAATTTATCAATATCAAAATCTTCATCTATAACTGCCATATATGTTCTATCAGGCATTACATCAAAAATCAGTTCTGCTGGATTTTCAGTAATAAGCCAATCCGCTATTTCTTCTTTTAACGTTTCCAAATTCATCCCATTTGGAACAATAATCCCCACAGGTACAGGGAGAGGACGGGTTTCGGTATCTGTACTTAATAACCTTGCGCCCGGATATCCGGGGGTTTTCAGAAAATTCCTCCTTAAAGGTGCCCATGTTGGAGGATTCCACCCTCTTTCAATATGAATATAACTTTTTCGTTCTCCATTAAATTCAAAGGAACTCATCGTCTCTCTCCTTTTATACAAAAGAAAAGAAACCCAAATCTAAAAGATTGAGTTTCTTGCTTGTGCTCTATTTTGATATTCAGTTACATACGGATGGCTCACACGTGCTATTTCCCTTCCTTCCAGTATGACGGGAATTTCTATATATGTTGGTCCTGACTTTGTATATGGTTGCTTATCCGGATTATCATTGTCAGGTCTATATTGAATAACATTAGGATTATCAGATAACACTTCTCTCCATCTGGAAAGACTCCCCACATCTTGACTTGAAAGTCCCTCGAACCGTTCCATTTGACGTCCAATTTCTCTTACCATATCACGCATATTTTCTGGAATATGTGTAATCCAATCGTTTTGCCAATCTCCATCGACAAAGATCGCATTAAAATACTTTGTTAATGGATCATCACCTTGGAAACTAAATATTTCTTCTGGTTTTATAGAACGAATACTATCCATAGCTCCTGTTACTGTATCTTGCAATGCATCTCGTACAACAGAATATTGGCTTTTAATACCTATCGCAATTCCCTGTGCCATACGAACACCAGAGAATCTCAACTTATTGGATTCACTATTTAATTTCAATTCATTTACCAGAGCTGCATTTGCTTTGTTACCCATTTCTTTACTTTCTTTTTCAGCCATAGGAGCCGACTTTTGAATACCTAATGCAAAACCTTCACCAAATGGCATACCACCTTTATCCCTTGTAAGCTTAGATGGTGAGTTTACATTAAGCGTAGCAGTTAACGCGTTAAATGCTGTATTGGCTAACGATGCTGCCTTCGCCCTCACTTGGTTAAAAGCCCCATCCATACCAATTGCGAAACCTTGTGCGAATGCAAGCCCCACGGAATTGGCAATAATGGACCCGAGTCCATTCAAACCTCCACCAGCAACATTCGCTCCACTCCCTTGTGCCGCTCCACGTTTCGATCCTAAATCATCAACAAACTTATTACCAGCTTTCGAACCGCCCCCACCATCGGTTGCACTTCCTAACATCCCCTCTACACCTAATTTAACATTACTAGCTGCTCCGACTACATTTCCTTTATTCCCGTTAATGAGTCGTTGCATAAGAAGAGTAGAAGATGCGCCGCCATTTCCGTCTGTGGTTGATCCTAAAGTATTTTCTACACTTTGTTTCACCCCTAATGCCGCTCCATTGACATTACCCTTATTATTCATAATGTTATTGAACATCATAGAAGTTGAGTTATTACCACCATTATTATCAGTTGTGCTTCCTAATTGTTGCTCTACGCCTTGTTTGATTCCACTAGCTTCTCCGACAATCCCAGGCTTATTTTGAGCCATGAATTGCCTCATAAGCAAGGTAGACATTGCTCCACCGTTTCCATCTGTTGTAGATCCCAGCGTTTGCTCCACACCTTGCTTAACTTCCTCTGCGGCTTGAACAGGTTGACCTCCATTTTGACGAATTCCATCTGCGGTACTTTGCGGAATAGCTGCCCCTTGCTGAGTTGTATCAATGTTTGTTTTTTGTACAACCATTTGTCTAATAACTTCAAGCGCTTGATCTATATTAAACTTCCCATTGTGTAAACCTTGAACAAGGGACGCGATTGTCACTTCTCCATTCGGCCCTAAGTTGTACTTAGTCTTATCTTCAATATTAACTCCCAATGTATTGAGAACGTCTTGTACATTAATAAACCCTGTTTCCATACCAGTTTTTAACGTAGCCATTATACGAGTGCCGTCTTGTGCTAAATCTGCTGCTGTTAATTTAGATAACTGTTGTTGGAAAAAATAAACACAGCGTCAATACCTACTGTGCCCTCGTGTAATCCATTTACAAATTGTGTAGTCTTCATTTTTCCGAGTGGTCCTAAATCTATATCGAGATTTTTCTTTAAATCTAAGTTTAACTTAGATGCGACCTCACCGATATTCATCTGTTTAAAACCATCGGTAAATGAAGTCATGACTTTAATACCTTCTGGTGTCAATGGTTTATTACCCATTTCTGACCGCATAGTGTTTATGATTGCAATCGCTACATCCTGGACCTTATACTTACCGGATTTAATTCCATCAACGAACTCTTCTACTGCAACCCAACCTTGCTCTCCTAAATCAATCGTTTTACTTCCATCTTCAAATGTTTTTGCGATGTCATTTGCAACTTCAATAGATTTTTCACGAGTTGACTGGAAAAGGTTATCATAAACAATATTAGAATTTGCAATTAATGACTCTCCATATGTTTTTACTTCATCAGCACTTTTCTTTCTCAGATCAGCTTCTTTTGAAGCTCTATCTTGAAGTCGCTTAAATAGATTCTCATTTTTGCTTTCAATTATTTCGGAATTCTTAACGTACTCTCCGAATCCTCGGCCCTGAATTTTAATTTTCTCAGTTTCAGCCTTCGTGATACCCGTTGTTAAGTCCATCTCAACGCCTTTGGATTTTAACACTTCTTGAGCTTGTTGAAGTTGTTGTCTATACCCTTCTGTTATAAGGACAGACTGTTCAGAGTACTTTTTATTGATTTGAGCAATTGTTGCCTTTTGGTTTTCAGAATCTGTAATATGACTCTTTGCAAATTCTATTTCTTTTTTTCTTGCTTTATCTAAGTCATTTGTAAGTTTCGTATACTCTGAACCTAATTCCTTCACTTTACCTTGGATCGTATCAACAGAAGTGTTCTTATTGAAATTATCCATCGCCTTACCAATCTTTTGTATCTCATTTACACTCTTAGCTGCTGACTTCCCTACCTCAGCGTCAATTGATTGTAAAGCGGTTAAAAACACCTTTTTATCTGATTCTGTCATCTTATAGATTTGCCCATTATATTGCGTTAAAAGACTTTGTATTTTTTCATTCGCTTTAATAACGGCTTCCTCTTGTGCTTTATACACTTCCATTTGATCATTCAAAATTTTGTCCTTTGCACGTAGGACTGCTGAATCAGATTCTCCGGCAAACCAACTTTCTAAATGCGCTTGGAATTTCCCTTTATCTTTATTTATTGCTTGAATCGCTTCATCTGCTAACTTACCAAATTCATCATGTGCTCGTTGTACAGCTTCTTTAGCCTTTTCCCCTGTCATTGTTGGTATTTCGTCTAATGTTTTAAAAGCTTGCTCTTTTAAATTTACATATCCTTCAAGAGCTTTTTTCGTACCTTCGCTTACACCGTCACCAAATCTTCTACTATCTTCTTCTGCTTTTTGTGCCTTTTTTCCCGCATCTGCGAATGCAAAACCTAAAGCACCAAGTCCAATTACAACACCACCAATTGTTGCGACAATCGGATTTGCTATAATTGCACCAATACCAAAAGAGAGGAACCCAAGTGCACTAACTACTCCCATAACTGCCGGGGCTAGTAATAATGCTGTCCCATATACTTTTTTAGAGCTGTCATCTAATCCGTTGAACCAATCAGCGACACCCTTCACAGATTCTTTCAATTCAGGAATCGCTTGTTTAGCGATATCTAAAATCACCTTACCAAGTGGTTCTAGAGCAATTTGTAGTTCTCTAGTTACAGATTTCCATTGCTTTGCGCTTGTGTCGTAACCGTCAACCATTTTATTCATTGCACCACTATAGTTTCCTAAACCCGTTTCCATATTGTTTAGAGATAACATAGTAGTAGCTTCTAGGTCTTCCCATTTCACGCCGAAAAGTGCAACGCCTAACTGATTCACTTTAATTTGATCATCAGTTGTTCGTAACTCATTTAAAACAGCATTAAAAACATCTTTGGAAGTCGCTTTTCCTTCTAGCATCGCTTTCCAAACTTTTTGCGTTTCTTTACTCATTTGACCCATTGCTTCTGTTGTGGACTTACTACCATCTTTTACACGAATACCAAATTCTTTTACAACATCATTCACATAATCCAAGTTATATGCGCCATTTTTCGAACCGTTAATGAGAATTGTGAACATTTCATCAGCGCTAAATCCCATTTCATGGAACAAAGGACCATACTCACTTAAATTATCAAATAGCTCATTTGAGTAGTTTAAACCCTTTACAGAACCTTGTGCTAATAAATCAAATGCTTGTTGGCCAGACAAACCAAAGCGTCCCATTAATTGGGCTGCACCACGAGTTACCTCGTTTACATCTGATTCCATTGTTTCTGCTAGAATTTCACTATCACGAGTTACTTGTTTTAAAGTATCATCATCATTAATATCCTTAATATTGCGCTTTACTTTAACTAAAGAATCACTGACACTAGCTAAATCTTCCCCATAGCCTTCGCGCCATACTTCTTTGGCTACAGCACTAACCTTTAAACTTTCTTCCCTTGTTAATCCTAAACCAGATTGTACCTTCTTGTTCGCTTCTTCAAATTGACTTGCATTTACAACTAAAGCTCCAACTCCAGCCGCCACGCCAACTGCTGCTGCACCAAACCCCTGGCTCACTTTCGTACCAGTTTCTTGCATACTGTTTCCAACTTCGTTCATACGCTCGCGTAATCTTCCAGAAACGTTACCCAATTGCTCTATTCTTTCTTGCGTATCACCTAGCTCATTACGATAACGATGTAAAGCTGCTGAAGCATTATTGAATGCTGTATCATTTCTAGAAACTTGAGCGGTTAATCTTTGTAAAGCTTGTGTGCCTTGTTTGTATTCTTGCTGTAATTGATTATATTGAGCTTGCAAATCTTTTGTTTCTTGAGCATTTTTCCCGTATGCCTGAGTACTTTGCTGTATCTCTTGTTCTAATTGTTGCATAGATGTAGCTAACTGCTCACATTTTTGGCGCATTTCTTGTTGTTTTTGTTGCGAAGTCCTCAAAGCTTGCTCATAATGCTTCATTTTTTGCGTTTGCGCTTCAATCTTTTGATTTAGATGGTTTGACTTATTTTGCAATTGATCCATCTCAGAACCAACGCCACGTAACTGCTCAGACGTGTTACGAAATTCAGCATCTATTCTTTTCAGACTTCTATTAATGCCCGCAATCCCATTTTCGAATTGATCTGTATCCAAACGGACACGACCACCAATTGTATTATCTCCTAGTGCCATTCAAATTCTCACCTACCTTTACAACCACATTGGTACTTTATCTGCTGTTGTCACTCGATTTGCTTTTTGTTTTCTCGCTAAACAGGTAAAGTAAAACGCAATATCCATTTCATTGATTTGATTTTGTGCCATACCTGCATCCATCAATATGTTATAAATATCAATTACAGCTTCGCTATATTTGATTTTTCCTCCGTCGGTTTCATTTCTAGTTGTGCCATTAACTTTTTTTTCGCATCTTCTACCGTTTCCATTACCTTAATCGCATCATTTAAGCGTCCCATAATTGTTAAACAAACCGAATGAATAGTAAGACTTAAAAACCAGACATGAGTGCCATCCACAAATTCCTGTGCTGTAAATTGATTTCCGTACACACTGGCAACAAAATTAGCGGCTCTTTCAATTGTTTCTTTTGGTACTAACTCCGCTTGTAATTCATCAGCTAATGTTGACGCTTCAAAAGTAGCTGAACCTGGAATAAATTGTGGTAAATAGAAATCTTTTTTACCTTCTGCATTTTGTAATGTGATTTTCATAATCTGTTTCCTCCTTAATAAAAATAGGGACGGCATTTCGCCATCCCTTTTCTTAATTACTTCCCACTTGGTGGAGCCGTTTCTATTGGTGGAGCTGGTACTTCTTTAAACCACTTCGCTGCAACTGCTGCATCATGTCCTTCTTCCTCTTCATCTAATCGATGTCTCCAGTTACCGTCCGAACGTTGAATCGCCTTACCTTTAATTTTTGCGCTTTGAAATGTTGGTTTGTCTTCTGCTGTTTTATGTTCATCACTTGGAAGTTCAAACTTCATTTTGTAATAACATACATATAGATTTTTTCCGTTGTCGTACGGTAAACGATATAGTAATGCTACATAAGGAGGAACATCACTTGTATTATCTACAACTTGACCTTTTACAACCTTTTTACCTAACAATTCGGCATAAACAGATAAAGGTAATGTATCAACTTCTAATTCAATTTCTGTTCCGCCAAATGCACTAGCTGTTGCTGCTGGTCCACCTTCAGCATAAAAAGTTACTGATTCCGCTTTAGGTGATGCTTTACCACTAACTGTTTTACCGATTCGTTTTGGTGCAGAATAATTAAATTTACCATCTGATGTTTCATTTAAAACCGCATAATGTAAATCTCTAAAATCTATTGTCATTGCCATATTGCATTTTCCTCCTTAATTAATAATTTCCGTTACAAAACGAAAACCATATCGATAAATTTTTGTATCCATTTCATAATCTGGATACGTGCTTAAACGCTGAAAAGACAGCTTTTTCATAGCTGCCTGAACTGCACTTTTTAATTGTGTTTTGATTGGTGCCATTGACCATATATCAACCTGATACATAACGTTAGTGGTTTTTTCCTCATTCTCTGCATATAGCCCAGGAGAACTATTTAACTCTGAAAATGTAATCCATATATCTGTTTTGTCATTTCCTTTGACAAATTGATATATGAATTCTCCACCTAACTCAGATTTAATAACTACATCTGTACGTAAAACATCAAATATTTCCTTATTAAAATTTTTCATCGGCCTGTAATCCTCCGCATAAATTCCCTTTCCATTTCTTTTAGGGCTTCTTTTTCACTTTGGATTAAAGTTTTCTCAGCAAACCCTTTGTGCGGTGGATTTGGATTTTTACTTGTTCCCCAGTTTTGAAATTTCATATAATAATGCGGAGAGTTATCTGCTTTGTCCCATCCAATTTCAATTGAATAGGAACTGCCTTTCTTTACAATTTTCCCTATATTAATAGCATCCTTAGCGTGTTTTCCATCTCGCCATGATTGTTTTGGAGTTGGTTTTTGCACCTCTGGACCCACAGGAGAATTTCTTTCTAAGTTTTTTTTGAATACCTTTGCTCCAGCTTGTAATGATTGCTTTGTGATCTGGGGAATATCTTGTCCTAACTGTTCCAAATCCCTAATCCATTCTTCTATTCCAAAAACTTCTAATTCTGCCAATTTGATCGCTCCTCACAAATAAGGCACATTTCCTTATGTTGTTCGTCGATATCAATAACTGACTTAATCTCGTATAACTTCCCATCATACCTTACACGCATTGCTGAATTAATACCTTCTCGATATCGAATCGTAAAGTTTATTAGTTTAATAACAAACTCTGCATTGCCTTGAAATATTTCTGATCTAAAACCTGTACCAAATGGTGTTTTAGGTTCTGCCCATACTTTTACGAACTCTAGCCATTTAGACGGATGAACATTTCCTTCTTCATCTTTTGTTTCTGATATTTTTCGCTCTAGTATGATACATTTATTTAATTTTGCAGCATTTAACGGCCGCTTATATTTAAAGGGCTGCATATTAATCACCGTCTAACTTAATTTCTTCTAAAGCTTTATCAATGCTCAAACTATTAATATGGCTTAAAAAATTCTTATCAAAATACTCTAAGGCATCGTTATAAACATAACGAGAACGTTCAAAGACTAATTCTTTGAACTCTTCATCATTGTTAATATCATATTCCCCACAAACTCTTAGTAAAGCCTTATTAGACGTAAAAAGGATACGTCTTAGGTTATCGTCTTCTTCATCACCTAAACGCATCCTTTCTTTAAATTGTTTTAACAATTCATTTGAAATTTCTGTCCCCATTCACATCATCCTTCAGTTGGTGGTGTTACCTCTTCAAGTTTCAATGTATAAACTTGTGAAGTGTATTTATCCTTTGGTTTCCCTGTTGCATATTGTTTGGCAATATAAACTGTTGCATCTTCTAAAGCTAATGTTTCTTCATATTTTTTGATTGGCTCTGTTCCGCCCATCGCTGCAACATACTGACCTTTGACAAAGAATAATACTTTCCCTTGAGGTACAAATACCGATTCTGTAAGGATCGGATTGAATGGTAAACTTGTCACATATACCCCAGCTGCATTTTGAATTGTCGCGTTTGCTTGAATGTCAAAAGTATCAAATGGATTTGTTACCATAACTACTTTTCCAGCAATATTTTTTGGTCGATCTGAATCTGTTTTACCATCACCATTTAATTTTTTAGCTAATAATTTCACTACACCTTTTAATTCATTAATTGTTTTACGACCTGGTTCAAACGTTAAAGTGCCTACTGGCTTTTTATCTGGATATATTCCATTCACAACGCTTCCGCTTGGATCTTTTAATAATCCAATAGGTTCATCTTTACCTGTACCAGCCACAAATCCACGTTCTAACCCTACCTTCATAGCTTCTGTAATCATTGTACGAACGTAGCGTTCTACCCATACAGGACCAAGTTTTAACATGTCATTTGCTAATGGAATAAATGCCGTTAATTTAAGTTGTGAAATGCTATCTTTACGGAATGTAGCATTTAATTGACCTTTAATACCATCAAATAATGGCCCCCATACTGCTGCGCCTTCTGGATCTCCGTAAATGAATTCTGTTACTGCACCTAAATTCTCTAAACCAATATGTTGTAAGAATGGATGATCTTCAACTAAGTCATCAAAAATACGTTCTTGGGTTGTTTTAGGTAAAGTTTCAGTAGACTTAAATCCACCTTCTTCAACAACTGCATTAAAGAACTTCATTTCTTCACTTGTTAGCACATTAGCACCGCGAGATTGCATAATAGAACGATCTACCATTGATTCATTCACTTGATTTAAAATATCTGCTCGTACATCTGTAGCAAGTGCTCCAATCATAGAATTTAATGCTGCTGTTTGTTCTTCTGGAGTTCCTTCCTGTGTCGCTTTTGCAAAAGCTAGTTTTTTCTCTTCGAAATTATTAAACTTAATAACCATATTTTATTTTCCTCCTAAATTTAAAAAGAGCGTACTCAAATTCTGTTTCGGTTTAACAGGAACTTGAATAGGCCCTTTGGGATTTGTATTCATTTGTAAATCATTCAGAATTTCATTTTTTAACCCTGATAAAGCTGTGCTTAAATCTTCTTTTGTAATTCCTTGTGATCTATCCTTGCTCAGTGTTCCGTTTCTAAAACCATCGATTACTTTTTGCGGAATCATGGAAGAATTGGTGCTTGAAGCTGTCAGTTTAACTGTATTCTCCATAAACATGATTTCATCCGCAAAGTTATTTTCTAATGCTTGTTGTGGACCCATCCAAGTTTCTTCAGCCATCATATTAAGTAGTTCTTCTTCTGATTTACCACTTTTAATAACGTAGGCATTCACAATTGCTCGATCTGTTATTTTCAACATCTCG